TTCTCCATTATAAGCTGTCGCGTCAAATTGCCAGTTTTCCAAGGGTTTTCTGAGCCACCTGACACATTTCCAACAGGAGTTGGTTTTGCACCCATGCCAGCAGCAGTACTTGGTTTGAAATGATGTTCCCAACCACTACCAGGGTTTTTGAGACTTGTGAGATAGGCATTGAGATCCTGTTCTACACCACCATTTATAATGACTACTTTACCTTCAGCATTTTTTTGTAGCTTATTTTGTAGTAATGACAAGGTTTGTTCTGCGTTAATCGCACCAAGATTACTGATAGCTGCAAGTGCTGTTTGTTTTGTAGATGCAACTTCGTTAGAAGTTTTCATATCTTGTAACTGCTGAGACAAGCTATTAATCTGTGCATCTTTATCTTGTGCAGTTTTATTAGCTTCTTCCCAAAGAGTTTTGTATTGCCCTTGATCTTCTAGTTCTTTGGTGCGTTTTTCTTCTTTTTGTTTGTAAACCTCATCAAGTTTACCTTTTATTCCCTGAAACTTTTCTTGTGCTTCAGCAGCTTCTTTCTGGGCAGCAGCTAGTTTTGCTTCGTATTCTGCTTTTACAGCGTCTAAATTTGGTGCTTGTGGTTGTGAAGGAGTGTCAGCCACGGGCTGATCAGCAGGAGTCACGGACTCAGGCTGAACTACTTTTTCTTCGAGAGCCATAGATTAGTCGGATAGTGGGCTTGTAGATTTTTTACTAGAGACTTTTTTAGTCTCTTTCTTAGCTTCTGGTTTTGGTTTCTCTGCTGGAGTGGATTTGACAGCAGGGATCTCTGCCAGTTGCCACTTATATGTTCCATCAGATTGCTGAACATAATCTAAGTGCTTGCCCATGATTTGTATGTATTTACATACTATTGTAGCAAACTATTCGGGTTTGGCCTCATTTGCTGTTGGTAAAACTTCACCTTGTACCAAAATATCTCTAAATTCTTCTCTATCAATGACTTGTTGGTCAAATAATGATGTTAAAGCTGTAATATCTTGTCCAATTAGTCTTTCTATGTCAAAATCTCTGCTTATTTTTACTTCTGGTGGCTCGATTCCAACATATTCGGCTGATAGATTGAAGGCTTTTTGTAATTTCTGCTCTAATTCCATAGAAACCATAGCCAGCATAGAGTTGGTGTCTACACGATCTAGCCTACGGGCATCGGCTGATTCTGCGACAAACTTCTGTTGTGATAATGTACTGATACCTAATGTTGCCATCTGCATCTGTAACTCTTTTATTTCAGCAGATTGAGCGTCAAAAGCACTGGAAGCTGGTTCTACATAGTAAACTTTGTTACCTGGCTGAGTTGCCATTGCGTAATTTACGCTGATAGCAAGGTCTTTTGTTTGATCGTCATAACCTTCCATCACTAATAATGGCTGTGATGCAACGTGTAAACTATGGATAAGATCAGCCTGTCTTTGATAATGTGCAAGATTTAAGTAAGCAATGTCCAGTAAAGGAGGTTTGCTTGTCATATTATCTACTTTGCCAGAATAAATTGTAACTAAAGGTATTTCACCAAGAGAAAAATTACCTGATTCTGCTAATTCAAAATCTTTTTCGTTTGGTGTACCAGACATATTGCCAGCGTATGCACCATCGTTTTCTTCGTACATATCTTCAACAGTTTCTTTTCTCCTAAAAACACGATAACGACCAGGTTCTATAACTCTCATCTGGTCATATATCTTTTCACCAAAAGCACCGTCAGGTAATACAGCTTTTTCTGCAATTCTTACCTGTATAAGATTTCCATAATTAGATTCTCTATCTAGTCTCCAACCATAAATATTTGTAGGATCTACTTCTATCCAATAAGGTCTACGATTTTGTGATCTCTCTTCAGCTAAACTAACAGCACCTCCAGGAGCAGGATAATCCACAAGAATATGACTCTGACCATAAGTAAGAGAACACATTAATAGTCTTCTTGCATATTCATCTAAATCTGATTTACAGCCATCTACGTCTGCCTTGAACATTTCAGTCCAATATGGATCGCCTGTCAGTGTTATAGGTTTACGAAGAACTAAACCTGTAGCTGCTCTAATAAGTCTTTGTGTAAATGGGCTAAATACTGATCTATTTACTCTTGCAAGGTAAGCATCGTAATCCTCTCTTGGCTCTAGTGGCAAGAAGGCTTCACTATTTTCTCTAAGATATTCTGTACCTTCAGTTACAGCTTTCATTATTTCCCATCCTTTTACCATGTCCAGTACAGCACGATTTCGGGTAAAAGGACTGTCAGTACTACCGATATATGTAGTGGCAGTAATACTGGTTTTGAACATTCCAGGTAGTGAGTAAGTCATGTCAACACCTCCATCGTCTTAATGCTAACGCCTTTCTAGTAGGTCTGCCCTTACTATCTTTTAATGGACCTTTAACTCCTTTCATTCTCGCACAAAAACTCTTTCTTCTTGCTTTTTCCTTGGGAGTAAGGTTTTTCTTTTTAGTTACAGGTGCTTTTAGGTTACTGCCTGTGGCACGGTTGTATTTCGCACGGCCTTTTGCAGTAAGTCCACCTTTTTTGGACTTTTCGCCTCTACCTACTGATAAGCTGACTCCTTTTCTTGCCATTATTTGCCCACCCTTGCTTGTGCCTTTTTATGGGCTTGAGTAAAAGTATCTCCTGCTCTCATTCTCCTTTTCATAAACTCCATATGCTTCGCACTATGATGCTCAGAGTGTTTGCTCAATAAAGTTTTTTGGCGAGGAGTAAGTTTCACTTCTTTTTTCGTTTTTTCTTAGAACGTAGTTTTTTAAAATCAGCACCCGTAATCTTATCTCTAGGAGGAGCAACCCTAGCTAATTTACGCTGTTTTGCTGAGTAAGAACCTTTAGGCATTATGCAGCGTTGGTAATAGCACCAGAAGTTACAAAACTAACGCTAACTGTTTCTAAATCACCTGTTGTTGCAGATAAGGTTGTGCCTGTAGTAATTCCAGAAAAACTTACTTTTTTAGCACCAGTGGTGTCTAAAAATAATTCAAACTGTGCATCAGCAGCATCTTCAGTGGTTAAAATATCTGCGAGTAAATTTGCAGTTTCATTACCACTAGCTGCTGTGTAAAGAAAATCAATAGTGCCTGACCCAGAAATTAACCCACCAACAAAAGCTCTTGATGTTGCTCCGTGAGCAGTTACATCTAGTGTGTCTTTTGTTATGTCAAGAGACCAACCTGTAGTTGATACTACTGCTTCAGTAGTTCCAGATCCGTTTTTAAATTTTACGGAGCCTTCCTCGCCACGAAAAAATGCCATTATTCTAAGAAAAAAGAGTATTTATAAATAGTTTAACTTGTTGTTGACTTTTTTACAGTACCTTTCTTGTTATTTCTCATATATTGTTCACATCTGGGATCCCAAAGTGCAGGATTTCGTTTTCCTTTTACTTTCTCGATAACATCGAGCATTTCATCAGTGATTTCAATCATTTTTTGCTCCTTTTGGTGGGTTTTTTACGTCTATGTTGATACTTTATTTTAGCACTACTGGTTTTTTCACGCTTAAATCTTGCTTTTTCGGCTGGTGACATCTCTTTTGTTGTCTTAGGTGTCTTACTTGATACACGTTTACTAGGTCTACAGGCAGGATAACCTCGTTTTTCGCCTTTTTGACGACCACAAGGCTTTCCTGTTTTAACATCAACCCAGTTTTCTTTGAACCAACGGGTTAAACCGCCACTACTTCTTGACACGTTTTTTAGTTCCCGTGCGATAAGTGCCACCACGCTTTTTGTACTCTCGTACAAGCCATGCGTTAGCGTAAGCAGAAGGATAAACCTTGAATTTACGTTTAGCTTCCGCTTTTACTCTAGAGTATAACGCTTTATTTACAGGAACATTCGCCACGTTTTTTACCTCCCTTCTTTTTCTTCTTCTTTTTCTTAGTAGTAGAATGGTACATGATAAGAATTAGGTAGTTCTTAATATATTCTAAACGAAGTTTGGCCTAATGTCTCTGGTTTGGCAAGGTTGAATTGTTGTAAACATAGGTATCCGAAAGCGTCAAATGCGTGGTCAACCCCAAGATTTTTGTTTGGCATACCTGTATTTGGAGCGTATGTGAGAGTACGGAGGGATTTTATTAATTCTTTACAGCGTGGGTGAATTAAAGTTCGTCTTTCTCCTGCTGCATCAAATAATGCTGTGTTTACAGATGTTATTTTGTCGCGAACTTTCCAAGGTGAACGTGGAGAAGATACTGTGAATCCACTTCTACGGAGGATAGTGTGGTCCGTTGAGCCTACTCCTGATGTTTTTCGGGCTGCACCTGTAGGGTCGGGGCAAGCTATAACTCTTCTATCTACTCCATATCTATTTACAACTTCTTCTGCAAAATCCCAGGTTGTTGCTCCACCCGTCATAATTATTTCATCGAAGACGTAAAGGTATTCTTGGTGGCGGACAGCACAGATTCCGCAAAGTGGATCTACGTTAAAATCGACTCCTAGTAAAAGTGGGGCGATGGATATGTCCTCCGCTTCGGTAGAAATGTTGGAATCTGAAAATGAGACTGCAACAAGACCTGTGAGATTCTCAAAACTTGCCTCGAACTCCTGCTTAAATGTTCTGCTATCTAATTGTGCCTTGGCTGCCTGGACTTCTTCTTCTGGAACATTACCCCCGTCTATTGTTGTGAAGCTCCAGCGTTTCCAATCACCTGTTTCATCTTCTGGAACGTAACACCATAAATC